CAATATTTGGCCAGAATGGGATAATCCATCCATTAACGAATTCTGGATCATAATTTTCAAATGGTGTACCAGCTGGATACTTACCACGAGCGATAACTACAGATTGGATTTGTTCTAATGTAATTCCATCCTTAACCATTAAGTCTTTTAATGGTTTAGGAATAGCTGTTTCAACTAATGGTGTTTCGTTTTTGTTGGTATCAACAGCTTCCTGTGGTAGTGTTACAGGTTGTATTGTAGTAACTTCCCCAATTTGTTCCTTAGTAGCATTCATTACCTCTGAAGCATATTCATTATTAGCGGCTTGTGCTAATTCTTGTGCTGCAGCAGTTGGTAGTACATCATCTGGAATAACATGAGCGATTTGACTATATTCAAATGGCATCATATCTGGTAATCCATGACGATTTTTAGCATCCCATGCAGGGTTATGAGTAGCGTACATTAAACGCTTACCATTGGTTGCTTTCTTTTTGTTGGTTTGAGTTGTGATGATATCATTTTTATAATTGGCAAAGAGTACCATGTCCGCCCATTCTTTAATAAGTGGAGATGTTTGACTTCCCGTCTTTTTGCCAAGTTTCAATTCAAAGCGATCATAGGCGCCTAATTCATCTGGCTGTTCAAATTTACGAATTTGAGCATGAGCAGTAAGCACTACATTCATACCTGCATTGATAACTTCATCAAGTAGATTTAAGAAACGGCCCATTTCCTCACGGACAAATACATATCCGTTGCCATACCCAAAGTCTTCAATCCCCGATTTATTATGTTTAGCACAGATGTACTCAACACATAACTGTTCCGCCCAGTCAATCGTATCAATGACTAAGGTTCGATAAAAACCCGGCATTGTTGCAAATTCCTTTACAAAGGAAATTAGTATTTGCCACGATGTAGGCTTATCTGTGCGAGCCACATCTAAATGGTCTGTGCTGCCCTCTGTATCAATAAACACAGGTGATGGAAAGTGACTGGCAAAGGTTGTTTTACCAATGCCCTCAGTACCATACACAACGACCTTCTGAGCTCGTTTTCGTTTACCTGTCGTAATATTCATTAAAAATCACCCCATTCATTTTTAGTTTTATTAACTGGTGTTGCCACATTACTGTACTCTTCACCTTTGATGTGTCCATCTTCAATAATGATGGAGCATTCATCTTGGTTATTAGTAACACGAGTCGCAATGACTTGAAGGCCTTCCGATTCAAGCCAAGCCCCAAATTCTTTCATAGTGTCTACATCCATTTGTTCGAGTTTATCCATAAGTACAAATCCGCACTTAGGATTTAAGGCTCTAACAATGGCCGTAGCTACTTTGAGTTGTTCAGCACCGGACATGCAGTCCCATTGACGATCATTGTAGATAAGGACGCCATCTTGAATGGATAATCCTGATAATGGCATTTGTACAGATTCAAGCAGTTTATTTTTATCTTCCCTGATGGCTTCAAGTTCACCAGTCAAGTTATCATAATCTGCTTTATAATCAGCAGCTTCCTGTAATGCTCTTGCACGTTCTTGATTAGCACGTACCTTTTGATTAATGGCATCTACATTTTTGATTTGCTCCTCGAGTTCAGCCGTAGATTCATCCTCAAGGTCTTTAGCTGCCGTTGTTGCAATATCATAATCTTCAGCTAATTGCGCTTGCTTAGCTTGCAGATCTTCAAGCTTCTTTTGCGTTTCATCAACTAAGTTGTTGATGGTGACCATTTGAGCTTGAATAGCAGAAACATTGTTACGTTTCTTTTGGTTTTCCGCATTCTTTAATAAGATGGCTTGTTGTTGTTGGATAAGTTCCGATGCGCTAATCGGTTCAAGTGGCACATCATCATAACCAACTAACTCTTTAGCGTACTTATCTTTCTGAGTGGCAATTTGCCCTATAGAATGACGTTTTGCATATACCTCTTGGTGTTTACCTTCGAGTTTATTTAATTCGTCTTCTACGCCCAATAATTTCAAAAGTTCATTTGCTTTTTCCTTGTCACTCATTTCCATGAACTTAGGAAGATCTAAGGCTAATTGTCCAATGAATCCATCTAAAATACGTTGACCAGATTTTTTACCTTCTGGATCAACGACTTTTAATGTGCTGCTATTACCACTACGTGTAACAACTAACCCATTAGATAATTTCACTTCTAATTTAGGTGGGTTGTAGCTTCCATCACGTACCGCACTAGATGGTTCAAATTTTGCACCGCCTAATGTCCAAGCAATGGCATCAAGGATAGATGTTTTCCCCTGTCCATTCTTTCCACCAATAATGGTTAATCCATTAGGTGATGGTTCATAAGATACAGCTTTAACACGCTTTACATTTTCTAATTCAAAAGAATTAATTTTGATTGATTCTCCCATGCATTTGCTCCTTATTCTTGAGTACCAGACAATAATAAGTAATTGGTTAATTCAGATTTAATGGAATCTGTTTCAGATTTGATAGCATCTTTAATGTAACGATTCATGATTGGACAAGATAACTTGAATGATAATTTATCCCCTTCATCTTTAGGTTTAATGATGTCTAATTGCACTTCAATTTTTTGAGTAAATTGACTTTCATTAAGAATGACCATGTTTACAAAGACAAAGCGAGGCATCTTTAAAGTACCTTCAGCTTCTTTTACTTTGATGCTCATAACATAGTTATCATCATCAGTTCGAGTAAAATCGCCTTCCGTTTGTGTTACGTATTTGAAATTTCTAACAGCAATTAAAAGCTTTTCGTAATCTTCGATTTCATGTTCATGAATTCGGAGTAAATCAAGCATTTCTTTTTGCGTTAAACTTAGACCAAAGATGGAGTTCCATTCTTTAAACTGTTCACTTTTTTGAAATGCATATACAATTTTGTCTTGCGTACGATCTGTTACAGTGCAGTCTGTTACTGCTACAACATTTTTATCTGAATATGTAATAACAGATGTTTTAGGGTCCCCCTTAGCTTTTACACCTTTAACAAATGATTCAGCGCTACTAAGTTCATATCTAAATCCGTTATATTGAAATACGTCATTAGCTTCACCATGACGAATAATTACTTCACCATTTTCTGTTTGTACATTTAAGTTAAATTTTTCTTCCATTGTGTTAACCTCTCTTTTCAGTAGTTGAATTAAATGTTAGAACTTCTAATTGCGGCTTTTCGTTGACATCAACTTTTACTGTAAAGTCGTCCGCATAAGATCCGATAGCACGACGTGAGATAGCTGGTAATGTTGATTTAATATTGTAACCAAGTTCTACGATGGTATCAGTATCTGGAACTCGTAACATTTCAATATTGATGGTGATTTTAGCTTTCTGACCTTTTGAGATTTTTCGTAATGCATCTTTGTACATCTCCTCAAATTCAGCTTCTAGCTTTCCATCACAAATATTGGTTAGATTTAAGACTTGTTGTTTTTCATTCATTTATTTACTCCTTACTTTTTAAAATTTGAATGATGTCATAAAATGGATCTTTACTATCCATATCTTTATAATGTTCGTCAAAGATAATTTGCTTTTGATATGTTTGCATGGTTCTGATGCAAACTTGAAGATATAAAACTTTGTTATTATTTGGTACATTTTCTTTAACAAATCCAATTATTGAACCAAGAAGTACTGCTAATACTTCTTCATTATTTTCAAAACTGTCTTGGTTATAACTAATACCTATCTTTTTATCTGGATTAGCTTCATCAATTAAGATTTCAATGCGCTTCATTTGTCCTCCGTGTTATAATTTCTATAGGTGTTATTTACCTGCGCCCGTTTAGCTTGCCGGTTAACGGGCGTTTTCTTTTTCATATACATCGGCGCACACCCAAACAAGTCCGCCTGTAATGATTTGCAATAAGAATTGAACAAACCCAATTCTATCGATTTCTAGGCTTCCCATGGATCCAATAATCCATATGAAAGCCGCCCATTTTAAAGCAATAATCACAACTTCAACTCCCCTTCTACCATAACCAGTAAATCACTGGTTATTTTTCGTATACTCATTTTTAACTTTTCATTTTCTTGTAAAAGCTCATTACGCTCCTTTTCTAACTTTCTGTATTGTAGTGGACTGTATTCATCCACAATCCCTACTAGCGCCTCGACTTCTTTTTTATTGAAGCGGACGCCCGGAAGCCCTTTTACTTCACGTAGGATGCCACGTTCCCTAAGATTGTTGACGCTGCTTTCGCTGCATTGGAGCAATTCTGCAACGTCTTTAATCGTATAAACTATGGGTTCCATACTGGAATCCTTGATTCTACTTTTGCCATCCTATCTGCTTCACGACATTCTTTGATTTTGCCGTGGATGGACTTTCTACATAACTTACTTGTATGTCGTTTAGCAAAGTATTCTTTAATAATTTTTCTCCAATATTGTGCATACTCAGCATTTCGACCAGCCCAACCGAATGCAGTTGATGTGTTTCCATAGACCTTATTGGCTACTAATAGGTCTTTTTGATTTTGTACTAGCATGGTTCATCTCCTTTGTTATATTTTTTTTAATATTATTGATGTGATTTTAAATCACTATACTTTTTAAAAAAAATAGACTTAACCTCAAGGTTTGATAAATGTAAGATTTCTGTTAATTTTGCAATTTCAGATGCCGTAAATTCGGTTACTCCATTTATTTTATTGTATAGCGTGTATCTTGTAATATTAAGCTGATTTGCTATCCACGAGATACGAAATCCTTTTTCAATAATCACGTCTTTTAAACTCTTCATCTATTCACCCCCTTTTATAACGTGATTTTTAATCACACCTATAATATACCCTAAGGGTGATTATGTGTCAACAATAAATTACAAAAATGTTGATTTTTTTTCACATATATAATATATTTACTTTGTAAGGGGCATTAAAAAGAAAGGTAAAACCTATGAAACTATATGCCAATATCAAAGCTTTACGAGAAAAATTAGAACTATCACAAGAAGAATTAGCTCGTCAAGTAGGATATAAAGATAGAACAAGCATTGCTAAAATTGAAGCTGGGAAAATTGATATACCACAATCTAAAATTTATGCATTTGCAAAAGCCTTGCATGTTTCTCCAGAAGAGTTAATGGGCTTAAATAATGATTCATATTATATAGATCCTGAAGTAGCGGAATACGCCAATAAATTAAAGGATAATCCAGACATGCGATTGTTGTTTGATGCAGCTGAAGACATGTCAAAAGATGATATTGATTTTGTAGTTAATTTAATTGAGGGATTAAAGAAACGTGAGGGAAAGTAGAATGAAGAAGTTATTAATATTAATCTGTATATTATTTATTCCTTTATCATGCAATGCAATTTCTTTAAATGAATTGCGTAACAATCCAAATCAATACACATTAGTGTATTCTGACCAAATGCATGAAGCGTATGTTGATAATTCAACGATTGTTGTATCAAGATATAATCCGCCATATTATGCTATTAACGCTACTGTATATTCTATATGGTACGATGAAAACAGTATTGTAGAAGCAAATCAGACTTCTTTTTTTAATTACGATAGAAGTTTAAAAACATTAGCACTTAAATTTGAAGAAGTTAATGATTTAGCAAGGGAATTTACAAATGATAATGGGGTAAAGTTTAAAATAAATACTTTAATTCGGTATGATTTAAATGGAAATAAGATTTCCTCTATAGATTCTTTCAAATTTGGGAAATCACCTTCTGGTAAAGCTCCTGCATATTCTCCGAGTTATGAAGTTGCAATGTATATATTTCATAAATCATATAATATGTATTTTAACGAACCTTTATCTAATTAATTCTATCAGGGGAGAGTGTTGTTATGTCTATTAACTTGATCTATACGCAATTAAAGAAAACACAAACAGCAGTAGTACGTCTTAATGAAGATGGCAGTCATTCAATACTGGTTAATTTAAATAAGCCATTAGATGCTCAACGAGTTAGTGTACTACACGAATTAGGACATATTAAACACGATGACTTTCATTCTAAAGAACATATCAATTTGATAGAACGGATCGCTCATGATAGAGAATTAGATGAAGATATCGATGAGGAATTCTTTTATCACGTGGTCAATAGTAAGGATGTGTAACCATGCAATACAACTTTACCATTCGTAAAAAAGACAAAGGTTACCAAATAATTGTCAGCTATAAAGACGGTATAAAATGGAAACAAAAGTCTAAGCAGGGCTTTCCTACTCAGAGAGAGGCAAAGCTCTATGGACAACAAATTGTCGATAACCTAAAAAAGACTGTCACCAATCCTCTTGATGACAGTCTTAAAAATATTACATTTATTGAATTGTGTGAATTGTATATGCGGGAAAAGATTGGTATATCAGAAAATACAAAATTAGTATATCAATATATCATTAAAAATCTATCTGTATTGCATCAAAAACGTGTTAGAGATATATCACATCAAATGATATTTAAAACGCTCTCTGACATTAAATTTGCCAATCGTACAAAGAATATGCATATTACCTTCCTAAAGTCTGTTTTTAATTTCGCTATTAAACCATATCGAATTATACAATCTAACCCGGTAGCAGAAATTAAACGGTTCACAACCAAAACATATAAGTCATTAACAACTTTTACCATGGATGAAATGGATCTATTGTTAAATACATATATAGACAATAAAAAGCTATATACCCTACTATGCATTGCTCGATATACAGGGGCTAGATATGGCGAAATTTTAGCCCTAACGTGGCTTGATATAGACTTGGCTTATAATACCATTCGAATAAACAAACAATGGTCTAGGACGTCAAATAACGCATTCGGAGTAAAGGAACCGAAAACAAGAAATAGTATTCGAACTCTTCCTATCCCTCCCATTCTATCCAATATATTATTAGAGTATAAATCAATTTCTAATACCGAGCGATTATTTAATATTAATACTAGCAGTACTGGTAATGTGAATTATGCTATTAGAACGGTAGTTCCCAATAAAACCATCCATGTATTTCGTCACACCTATGCAACAACACTTCTTGCAAATGGTGTTGACATTAAAACAGTAGCAAGTTTACTCGGCGACAATATCAATACTGTAATGAATGTCTACGTCCACTATTCAGATGAGATGCGCAAGAACGCTGCACAGGATGTATCAAAAATTTTTGGATAAATTTTTGACGAATTTGTGACGAAACAAAAATAATCCTTATAATATCAAGGCTTATTGGCTTAAATCTCATATCTAATTTAGTATACCATAATATGACTGCTTTTTAACATATATAATTAAATTTCAGTAATAATCATTGTGTCCAAGTTTTCGCACAGTATGATTATATACAAAAATCATTAGGAATAACATATAAATTTTGACGTTTATTTGACGTCAAAAAAAATAAGGGGTACCGCTTGGGTACCCCTTTTGTTGTAATTTACCATTCAATATTATGTTTAGTGGTAAAATTTACGATTTTTACTTCTAATCTAATTCAGTTAGTCTAAATAATTTACCGTTTCTAAAGATCATTTCACATCGATGGTTATTTTCATCAACTAATGTGGCCTCGAACAACCCCTCTTGCGGAACTTGAATATCTTCTGCGAAATTGTAAGTCTTTCCGTTAAATTCAAATGTCTTTGCCATATTTTTACTCCATTTTTAATACCGCACCGCCAATATCAATTTTATAAGCATCAATTATTTTCTTTCGTATTTGCTTAAATTCTTTTCCGTGTCCTTTAAAATGACACTCGATAGTGGCATGTGCTAACTCGTGATAAATTGTATCTATAGTAATACCATCTTTATGATTATCTGTACTTAATTCAATTAAACAAAAATCATCATTTGGATAACAATATGTCGTACCTAATCGTTTCTTACTTCTACCAGTATATTTGTGAATCAACAAATCAGGTTTAAAAGAGTATCCTAAGGCTTCAATATTTGTAATCGCTTTTAGAAATATATCAGCATACGGCATCATATCGTCATCAAGATATAGTGTACTCATAATGTTTTCTTCCAATAATAAACTATTAGTTGACTGTTGCAAACCGTGCAACTCGGAGATAATTGGATCACCATTCCTTTACTGTATATAGAACGCTGCCACCTTCAAAATGCTGCCCGTCAAAGTGTGCTAATACTTCAACTTTGCCTGCTTGATAGCCAATAGTCTCATAGGCTTTACTGTCTAATACCGTCACACCAGCCTTAATTTTATGTGCCTTATTTAGGTTGATTTTATATACATCTACCTTTTGCTGGTCTGTATTAGCAACAATAGCAGTCCTATCAGATTTTTCTGTAGCTGCTTTAGGCAATGCTGGGTCATCACGTTTGATAGCCTGTTGCGTTTGTTTGGCCGCCTGTTCCACCGTAGGAGCTTGTACATAATAAGTAACTACTGGTTGAGCAGTTTCCATTTTGGAAACAACTTGCAAAGCTTCAGCTTTGGTAATATGTATAGCATTAGCCAATTTTACAGGATCATTTACTTGCTCCTGTTTTAATAACACAGGCTTTTCAACCTGATGTGAATTATATATAGACACCCCTACAATGGCTAAAATAATTAAAATTAGCCCCCCTATGAAAATTTTATGTCGTTTTAGGTAACATAATATCTTAAAAGTCAAAAGGCTCATTACAGACCCCTTTCTTGTATTTCTTGCGTAAACATTTCTAATGCTTGTGCTTTTTCTGCATCGAACCGTTCAACAAGATTTTCACGCAACCAACTAGGATTACCTTCATAGTTCCATGGATGCAACTTTCGCTGTTCATATGCACCATTAATTAAATCCCAGTCAAACTTAATATCGTTTACATAAGATAAGTTCCAATCAGGCTCCCAACCCGGAACATATTGCATTGCCTCTTTAAAAAGATTAACAACTTCACCGGGGCCATATTGAACGGCCGCAGAAAATACAACATCACGCAATGCTCGACTATGGATATTGACATCAAATAATTGATTGGATAATTCACTACACGCCACATCATAATATGCATATTTAATGTAGTCGTGCTGCATTTCCATAAACCCGTTAGGATCCACAGTCCCTAGTTCTTGCCATTTGCTAATGAACTCATCGGAGTTAATAGGCCCTGCACCTTGAAGGACTCTTGCATAATCTTTGTAAAATCCATCTTCTTGTCGTAAGCCCCAACCAAGAAACGCATCTACACTTCCGCAATTACTTGCTAACTGATAAGCACCATACGAAATTCCCCCAAAGTCTCCCTCTCCTGTAGATACAATAGCTGGGTCTCCATTGCTTTCATACGCAGCACTTAATTTTCCTAGTTCCATTTGTTTTGCTCCTTTCTATTTGATTCACGTCCTCCTAAATAGCCAACGAGTCCGGAGGAAATACTCATGGCCAATTCGTTATAACCATAAAGGACGGCCATTATATTGACCGCCCCTAAGACGAGGATTGTTAACACCTCACGAATACTAATTTTTTCAATCATTTAATCGCATCCTTTATTGATTTTACGAACGCTATCAACTCTTTAACCAAACTCATTGCACGTTGAAACCATACACTTTCTACAAATTCAAGTTCAATCATATTCTCTACAATAGATGCTAATTCAACCATGATAGGTACTAGATACATCAATGTAGATAGGAATACATCAATGCGACCTAACATAGGAATATCCACATCAGGCAATGTTAACAGAATGAACGATAAGAGGAATATCCAAGGATAAGACTTAACTAACTTCTTAGTCATGTCTGCCCTTAGCTTTCCGCTTACTAGAAATCTGCGTTGTTTACCATTTACTTCAACACTCGCCCATCCTCGCCATATAATCGCAAGGAACATATTCTTAATGGTTAGTTCTCTATTGGTCGCTAAATTAAAATTGCGTGCCTCAACTAAGACACGCAAGAATGTATCGACAAACACCAACACAACACTCGTAAATATAGCTAGTGATATTCGCACCGCCTCTGCTACGTTAAACCCTTCAACAATGAAAGGTGCTAATACAACCTCAATCATTTACTTCCCCCTAATTACTAATCTTTACCCATTTATCATTAATGCCAAAATACACCTCTTCCCCGTTGTAACCAATTTGCCCAGTAAATACTGGTGTAGTTGTTTCGGTAATATTGGCCAATGAGTACACAAAGTCTGCTAGTTTGCCTGACTTCATTTGTACGAATTGTGTAATTTGTGGGAAATCTCTATTTTTAGCTGGAACGATTGTACCTGTCATTAGATTGTTAGGCATACTAGCAACATTCTTAACCGCTTTGAAATAGATTTGTCCTGCCTCTTTTGCTGCACCATCATCGGATTTATTCACATTGTTCTTTTCGGTGAATGGTGTTTCAACCATAACTACACCACTTTGTAATACATATGCGTGGCTAGTATTACAATGGTTTTCTGTGCCAGTTAAAAGAACCATACCACCTGCTACTTGTAATGCAGCCCAACCACTAACAAATGTTACGTTAATTAATTTCACCATACTATCATCTTGTGATTGGATTACTACATTGTTACCGTCTTTATTTGTAGCTTGTTTAACGCTATCCAACTTACAATTTTCAAACGTGCAAGTTGTATTGAATATTTGGATTTTGCGGTTATCACTAGCACTTGTACCAAGGAATGATACGTTTTTAAAATGAATGTTGTTACAGAACTCGATAACCATAGGTGGTAGATTAGCAGTACCGCTACCATTAGTTGTGAATATTACTTTATTGTGGATATTCCTCAATCTTAGTTCGGTATGGTTTTTCCCTATATCACCCATATCATCAGGTCTAGTATATTCACCAGCACTAATTTTAACTGTTACAGTACAATGCTTAGTGTTATTAATGAAGCGAACTGCATCCGCTAAATGTGTAAACGGAGAATGTACATCACCAGTTTTTAGTGTGCCTGTGTAGTTTCTATCTACATAGATTTCTAAAGATGTGGCTTGTCCAGCAGTCCCATCTCTTAGCAATTCTCGGTTGTATTCGATGTGTCCGTTTCCATAATAGGTAATTTTAGGTGATACAATCTGATCGCCTAGTAAATACAAATTACACCCCATTTGTAAGAATGTAGCTTGATAGTTTTGTACATATAGGTTTTCTTTTGCAAAACTCCGTGTAGCCGTAACCATTACATCCCTAGGGTTTAATTTTCTATAACTCAAAGGTACTTGTGAAATGCCATGATGATTAGATTTCAAGTAATCAACGTTAACTGGGTTTCGCATTGCATTTCGTTCCATAGCGTTATAGTTACTATCGCCCTCAAATATTGCGGTGCGGTTGAGATAGTTAATTTCTAAACAAGCGGACACGTTATTGTAATCATCGTTGTTAATAGAACGATAATAGCTGTAATCATCATCGCTACAGTTGTAGAAAGTAATGGATGCCCCATTGAAGTTGATTGTTTGTGGTGTGATTGTTTCTACAGGAATATTCTTAGCAGTACATTCAGCTTTAATTCCATTCGCAATATTTTTCAAAACTTCTGCGGTCATTCCGTATCTACCCTCAACTGCGGTCTTCTCCGCATCAGGTAAATACATTTTAGAAATCTTGCCACGCTTGATAAGTTCTGCAAAGTTTCCGATGTGGTCGCTATGGTAATGCGATACAAATCCAAACTCAAACTTATCAATGTTATTGTCTGTCATGCATTTAAGAATGGAATTTAAGTTAGCATCTGTTTTCGGCAAGCTATCAATGATAAACCACTTACCATCTACGCTAATAAATGAACAATCCCCACATTCTGTAGCACCATCTGCAAATAGTGGATGTGTGATAGTCATTTGTTTATTAGCACCATTAGATACGGAACCTACATCACCTTTCTTAACAAACGCATCATCAATTTGTTTCTTATTGTAAATTGCAGTTCCATAGTGCTTAGTTGTTAGAACTGTAAAACTATCCGTGCCGTCATAGTGCTTAAATTCTTTGCCTTTCATAAACACATTAACAGATGCATCGCCATATTCAATGCCATCATTGGTAGATACTTTAGCTATACCAACGCCATGACCATCTGTTTTGAACCCCTCAATTAAGGTATTGTTAGCCATTTTGATTGCACCAGTTACGTTGCCACCAGTTAGTTTTAGATAATCAAGGTTAGCTAATTTTTGCGTGTTGATAGAATTTTCATATTCACGGCTTGGGTCACCTACATAAATATCTACTTGGTGACGTTTGTTTGGCTTTTGAGTTAGTACTGCAAAATAGAACTTGCCATTGTAGTAAGCGATGTCTTCGATTTCCGTTTCACGGTTAATTTCAATAATCTGTTTAACCGTACCAAATGCTGTACACTCTACAAGACTTCCTAACGTTGCGGACATGATTGCGCCATTCAACATGAAAGCACCGTTATTGTTCATATCCGGATAGACATAATCGACTTGGTAAGTCTTGAGCTTTTTGAACTCATCATTGTACAGATTAATAGTTCGTACTCTTTGGTTACCTGCGATAGGTACAATGGATACATAAGTCCTTGTAATCGGATCATAGTCAATGTTGAATACCTTTTCTTGCAATGTAATAGTATTTTCGATTGCCATAGTGTCAGCATTGATAACCGTCAAATTATTGCCGTTTTTAAGCCCATTTGTAAGGTAAATCTTATTGGTATACCGATTGTACGTCATAGTATTACAATGCCCTAGACGTTCAGAATCCGTGTATTTATAGGTACCTACTTTTTCAAATGTATCTGGATTTAATTCATAAAGGATTTGATTAGTACCTTCACTATTAATACAGGCAAGTACAAATACATTCTTTTTAGAATTGTAAGTAAACCCTTGGCATTGATTTACTTCCGCATCATACGTAATGTTTTTCACAAAGGCTATGTTTGATGCCCCTTTTAGCATTGGCGTTTCTGTTGGATAATACGGCTTGATATTGGTATATACACCCATATCCATAACTGACCCCACTGTATTAAAGGTTAAATGTTCAGTTAGTTTGTATTGACCATTTGGCACCAATAATATTTTGTTAGCAAGATTATCATTAGCACGTTTAAATGCAGCAGTATCATCGGTGACGCCATCGCCAACTGCTCCGAAGTCTTTAACTGACACAATACCATTTAGCGATTCTTTTCCAATGTATTTAGCATCAGCTTCAGATTTGGTTACAATTCCTCTGCCACCGGGTATTGATATTTCTTCAGCTTTAGCAGCTGCTACCTCTGCACGTTTGGCTGCGTCTTCCGCTTTCTTGGCATTACCTACACTAGCTATTTGCTTGTTGCTAATATCAGTCTTGATAGCATCAGCTTTTGCAACTAAATCATTGATATTTTTCTTATCGGTTTCTGCTTTTGCCGCATATGCCTTTGTGTTATCTGCTAATTTTTGTGTTTTCTCAAACGTATCAGCACTTTGTATAAGAGCCGTATTTGCAGTTGCTAATTTATCATCTACCGTTTGAGATAATGCATTAATATTGTCGTTAATGGCTGTTAGCTTTGTTGCATTGTCTTGCACTTCATTGGCTTTTTCCTCTGCCGTAGATGCAGCTGCAATTGCTTTTTTAGCAGCTTCAATGGAGTTATCTACAATATCACGTGTTACTTGATTTGGGTCTTCATCGGCGCCTACATTGATTTGTAATGTACGATCCAATTGTTCTTTTAATTCTTGTAGAATCAAAATAATTTTATCTGTCATATCTTCAATATGATTGTAGGGCCATTTATTGGCTAGTTCTGTAGTTTGTGATATTGGTGTACGTCTGACTAAAACAACTTTATAAGTTGCTGGCAATGGTTCACCAATACTTGGATACGTTAAAGTTTTATTTTGTGCATCATATAAGATGTTCCCTGTTTGCTCCGTTTGTCGTCCATCTTCATCAACTAGAATAAGGTTAATGTCTTTAATATTATTAAAGTCATATGGCCAAATATAAGTCTTGTTAACCCCATCACATTGATATTGAACAACTGGATTGTTGACTTGTGGAATCACAATATCCCGCCTTTCTTTGCATATAAAGAGGACTACCTAAAACTAGGTAGTCCTTACTTTTATTTTTTCTTCTTCTTTTCTTTTTTAGTCTTTAAACGCTTGTCTAACAAAATTGACATGAATACATCTTCAATCTTGGCATCCGTATCAGTTAGCCCTACACGCAACAACGTCCAGAAAGCATCGGTTACGGTATCACTAAAACCAGTTACACGGTTAGAAACCTGACTGAGCGAACGGCCTACATCAACGATATCTTTATTGTCACTTGAGATAGCTTGACCGGTATCCCATAATTTCTCAAAGATACTTAATCCCATTACTGTATTACCTTTATTGTATGGACGTTCTCCTAAAATAAATTTCATACCCATAGTGGCTATATCTCTCACTAACGGAATACCCATGGTTCCTTGTTGTACAAATTCCTCTGCAAAAGACTTGGCGATAGATTCTGGATCATCATCATCACCATTTGTCATGGATTTATAAATCACCATACCAATTGCTTGTGATACAACTGTCCACCATAGCATTCGTGCAAATTGATTCCAGTCACCCCTATCTTTGCCTGCATACCAACCTTCAGCAATGATGTTGTATAGAGTGTTGGCGTATGAGTAGAAAGGAACGAATAACTGCGTTAATGGATTTCTTGCTCGTTGAATAGCTGCTGCATCTTTAGTGTCACCACTTCCGAATATATCCCGTATTGCTCGGTCACCTGCTTCAATTGCTTGTTGATTAATCCATTCAGTACTTAATCCTTCTTTAGATTGAAGTTCAGCAACCTTTTGATCATATGCAAATTTCCATACTGGTACGGATAATGCGAAGTCTGTTTCCGTGAGCAGTCGGAATCCCATGTTATTAATTTCATCACGAATTTCAGCGCCTTTTTCAAACTTGTACCCGCCGATATTCTTGTCATTAATACGGAACCCTTTTCCTTGGATAGTTAATCCTTTTTTTAGGTCTTTATCTAAAGTTTGAATACGTTCCCTCATGAATATGGATTGCTCCATAACAAAATCACGAGTATTATTGTAGGTTTCTGTACCGTGGCCATAGAACCCTACCCCTGCATGGTTAACAGCTTGAAGGACATTACCCGCACCAATACGATATACGGCAACAGGAATATTCAAAGTATTCTGAATGGCGACTGATACACGGCCGGCCATAATTGCCATAGATGTATTCCGTTTTAGTGTTGTTACAATCTTACCAAATGCATCTAATTTAGCTGCCTCATCTTTCCAATTATCACGGACCCAAGTCCGCAAAAATTGATAAGAATTCATTCCGAATTTCTCAACAATATAGTTTTGGAATTCTCTATTGGCTACTAACCGATTCACATCCGTCACAGCTTTACGCATAGTTATATGATTGATTGACTCAGTAATCGCATTAGAAATGACATCAAAGTCTAGCAATAAAGATTTACCTTTAACCTCATCTAAACGGCTTTTAGTCGCACTCATGCCAGTTCCTAATATCGCATTACTACTAACCATAGTCTTAGCAATATCTTCGACTTCCTTATCAGATATACTTGCATTGACTTCTGGATTATACACAATTGGGTAATACTGACCAACGATAGTTCTACCACCAATAGTGAATGTAATACCTTCTTCTTTCTTCAATGGATTCCCATAAAGTTCTTCTTGAACTTTGCTACGTTCAGTAAAGAAGGAGTTAATGTGGTCCCATGTCCGAATAATAAATTCCCAATCTTTATCGGTGAGGATTTCTTGAAAGGCTTTTTCCATTTCAACTTCAGTTACCTTGGCCGTTTCCATTGCCCGTTGTCTGTTACGTTCTGTACCCCAATTCAAAGCTAATGCAATAACCTGTTCCTTGGTTAGATTACGCAATTCCCCAACATCGTACATATGCTTATTTCGGATGTTAAATAATTCACGCTTACCATACACAGAGGATACATCTTTTGCCAATCTACGCATGGACACTTCCTTGCGTTCATTAAAAGCTTGTGTTGCACGGCTAATCGGATCATAGATATATTTCACAGCATCTGGCCCTAATCGGCGTAAGAATGTTTCAACCTTGAGCAAGGATAAATTGCCTTTATTAATAAGACCTGCAACGGCTTCCAAACCAGTTTGATTGTTTTGGGCGTTAAAGACATTCCCATTAATTTTGCCAAATGTATCGATTGCTTCCGTTAATATGCCATCTACTGCATCATCAAATGTAATCGATTCACCTTTATCATTAAGAATGGTAGAGCCTTCATAAGCGTTGCGGCCATTCTTATACATACCTGTCATTAATTCTTCCAGTGTGTTCAACTGACTCATTGTTAGATTTTTAAATGACATAGGTGTTTTACCATAGAATAGTTGTACAATCCATGGGTCAAGGAATGTAATACTTTTGTCACCTAGGATATCCGCATCAGGATCTAATGCATTAATAACAGCATTCATATCAAACCCATCTACTGGTTCCAGTCCGTCGTATTTAGTAAGTCCCATTTGGTATGCCATGTGCGCATAGAAATATCTCATATTAGGTTCAATGGCAATCGGATTTTTAGGGCGTGTCATTCTGTTGAGGTTATCAAGCAACTTGGTTCTTAACTTCTTAATGCGGAGTGCATTGTCAAACGCAACACGAGCCCTCGCTTGATTTAGAAGTTGCAATTGTTTAGCTTGTAAAGCCTCTTCCAGTTTATTAACTGCTAATGCTCTATCGGCACGCTTACCTTCACGAATAGCTTGGTTTTGATATTTCTTATATTGACTAGCTTGGGATAAGGTCAAATCGCCTAATTCCTGTCTAGCACGGTTAATATAATCACTTATCACACCTACACCACTATCTCGGATAGCACGTACATTATTAATACGTTCTTGTAATTGTGCTTTTAGCTTTTCAATACGGTCTTGAGCAGAATCAAGTTCTTTTACTGCGGCCCCTAATTCTTTAGCGACTTTTTCATTATCACCAATTATTCGTTTTGCAATTGGATCTAAATCAGATTCAATTGTTTCTGAATTAGGGTCAAGTCGATTTAACCTGTCGAGTAGTTCCCAGTTTTTAGCAAGGTCCCGATTGGTTTGTGACTTAATGATTTTAGCTTCCTCTTCAGTTAATTTCATTTGACCATCTGAAGATAATAACCATTCCTCAGCAATTTCTATATTAGATTTGCCAATATGGTTATCTTCAATGAATGCCTGCTCGGCAGATTCCATAGCCTGATTAACAGCTTCGTCAAACGTAAATCCGGTATGCTCACGTTCAGCAGCTTCTAATTCTTTTAGCGTGCCGTATCGAGTATTGGTTAATGCATCCTTACCAAATACATTATAGCGTTGATGGTCTTTATAGATTGGGTACTGTTCCATTAAACGCTTTTCGATATCGGCTTGAATAGAATCTTTTTCATCGTTCCATTCTTTGATTGGACGACTTTCCAATTCTTTCATATACCGCTTCATGACACGTTCTTTTGCCATTTCCCCGATGTCGGAAATATAGCTTTGAACCTTTGCTTGCTCAGCTTCATCAAGCTGTTTAAATAACTTGCTAGATTCAAATTGTTCAAGTGCCTGCTCTTTTGTATAGGCATCTATATCTTCTTGGGTAGCGATCATGCGCGCCATAATGTCTTGGATTTCTTTAGGTGGCAACCCGCCTAGTCGTGTCACTGCACGATAAATACGAGTTAACCACTTAGAGAACATCCGGAATACACGTTGTAATCCTTTTGTAGGAGCATTACCTTCACGAAGATATGCTTCCCATCCACGAGCAAACTTTTCATGTGCCTTTGTATTGTCAGCACCTTTCGCATTATCCCATTCAGACCACTCTTTCAACTTGTTCCAATCTAGAACAAGTTGCTCTGGGGCGTTTTCCATTTCAGCGAGGTTCTTAATGTCGTCAAAGAACACGTGTCCCATTTCATGCAAGAATGTACTTCTATCTGCAGTTTGGAAAATGCTGATAATGCGTTCACCATCTTTCATGATTTCGGTCATGCCATTAACAGATTGGTTATACTTTTCAATGACGTTGATTGCCTTATCATCGAACACTACATAGCATCGTCCATCTTGTTCGCCATCGTAGTATATACCTTTTATACCGATGCTATTTAAAAATTCACTAGCCTTTTTAGCATTTTCCACATTATGAAGATTAAAATGTTCATCATTGCCAAGTGCATGAGATAAGAATGAATACAGTTGTTTACCATCAATATTTGTTTTTTCTAATGCACCATATACATCAGTCTTAACATTTGAGATAGCTTTTTCTTCACGTTCTCGTTCTACTTGTTTTTCTTTTTCATATTTTGGATATAACTCATTTCTAAACTTTTCATATACATTTTTTAATAGTTCATCACTACTAGCTATGGTGTCAATATCTTCTTCGATGCCTACTGTTTTTAAAAATCTATCAACATTTCTTTTTTGAATTTTATTGATGTCATTTATTGTTTTATTTTTGTTATGTAGTTCAGATATTATATACCCTACATCCATAAAGCGTGTGTATTTATTCGTCCATTCATCACCAATAATAGACCCTTTGTGATATTTAATTAATAGACTTGTAAAACGTTCCAGTTGTTCTTCTGTCATTTTATGTAATCCGTTTTTCAAGCTATCTCTTACATATCGACTATATCCAGAAATAGGATATTGCTCTGGTAATAACTCTGTTTCATTTGGTATTTCTACTTTAAATAAACTGCTTTTGTTAGAGCCTTGTTCTTTACTCAATACCTCTTTATATAGTTTGGATACTTTTTTATCTTTAGCAAAATACAAACCCCAACCATGTGCTTGATTACCCTCACCAGTACCAATAGCACCTAAATCAAATGTGTCAAAATCATGTGGTGAACCATGCCATGCGGATTGATAGTACTGATAGTTATATTTTTTACGTAGCTTGTCTAAATCTTTTTCGTTTGGTATACTATTATTAATAATAAACTGTTTAGTAACCGGTTGGGCCATTTGTTGCCTGCTACCCGTTACTAGACGGTTTATTTTTTTTGTATTCGCATATAACAAGTTGCCATTTGCGATTTGTTGATTATACCAATTGATATTATGTCTTGGAGTAATGGTTTTAATTTTATTTATATTTGTTCCATTAGCAGTTTTGGTAAATATAACGACAACTTGGATATTCTCACCGTTTGCATTTATATTTGGGTCGCCGTTTTTAGCGTACATATCTAATACAAGGATTGCTTCATTAGGAACTGCTTTTTGTGAACGACCATTATAATTCTTAAATACAGCAACTGGATTAGCTATTTTTTTAGGTAATAATTTAATGTCATCAATTGATATTTGGTTAGCATGTTTCCCAGTAATTACTTTATGAATTATGCTTGGGTCAATCATGACAGCACCATCGAATCCTAACATTTGTAATACGAGTGGAGAATCCATTACTTTAACAGTTCGATTAATTTGTTTTCCGCTCAATTGATGATCAACAACTTGCCCCCAATTCTTTATATCCGACGCCATTTTTTGTTGCATTATTACAGATTGTGCATAGCCATCTTCACCATTAAAGATAGCATTCATGTTGATACGCACGCTATCACGCAAATAGTCCATAGCGGTATAACCGCCTTTACCCATTTGTCGCATATATTGTGCCATTATATCAGCGTGTTGCGCCATCAATAATGCATTCGCTTTTGCAGTTTCACGTTGTTTTCTATTCGTGCTTTCGCTAATAGTTTTAACTATTTCGTTGTATACATCATATCCACTTTTAGATAATTGCATCCGTAATGCTATGTCATTATCTGCTAATTCAAATAATGTATCTCGCATAGATTCTAGCGATTCAATTTGTCTGAGCATATGTTCCATATCAGCATAATGGGCGCCTGCTTGATTAAGTGATTCTGGATTATCCGCTAATGCACGTTGAGTTCGAGCAAGGCTTGATTGATATGCCATTCGTCTGCGTTCTGCATTAGAACGAGGTGCTTTGCTATTGCCTAACCATGTAGGGTTTACCCCGCTAGTAAGTGCTGTTTTTAAATCGGTATCCATAGCATCGAAATCACTTGTATATTGTTCCCGGTACTGTTCAGTAAGTTCCTTATACACATTATTAAACGTTTGTTTAATATGTGTCGGATCCGCAAGAACCACATCGAGCATTTCTTTATCTACATCAGATACTTCATCAAAGTAGCTACGGATAATATCTTCCTTAACATGCTTTGCACGTTTTTCAGTATCATCTTTAACAAGGTCTTTCATAGCATGCACTTCTTCTTTTGCACGTTCAAGTGTTTTCATGGATAATCCACCACGTGTAAAGTAAGAGGATTCTTCTAATGCCTTAACAGTTTCTTCAGATAAGCCACCACTTAATTGCGCATAAGACCCGATAGGAATTTCAATCGGAGCATCAGCCGTAATCGCCTTAGATACATCCTCTTGTGTTACCAATCCAGCATCTACCATATTACGAATAGCCGCTTGACCTTCTTCGGTTTCAGCCATTTCATTGACATTAATATAAGCGGTAGATACGCCTATATTATCACCCTGAGCTTGTACAATTTTACCGTATAACTCAGGGTTTTCTTTTGCCAAATTATTAGCGGCAGCATCGTTTTTAAGGTTCTGCATAATAACATGTCCATTACGATTTTGTTCTTCCATAACAGCCATGTGCTGTTCTTCTGGGGATAACTTTTGAAAATCCTTGAAGGCTTTCATGGTGCGAGCACCACTGATGCCACCACCAATTACGCCAAATCCAACAACAGCAGGTAGTGCTTGCCACATAGCTTCACCGGCACCTACGAACATATCACCTGCAGAATATGGGCCCTCTTGATCATTAGACTTGCGCCATAAATTGTGTTGCAGCTTTTCATTGACATCTTGTAGGCCCTCTTCAAATAGTTCTGGAGCGCCAGCTTTAATGGAAGACTTAGCCACTTGTGCAGCAGTAACACCAATACCACGATTAAATGTCTCAGCTGCATTACTAGTTCCTCTTGAAACTGCATTGGCAAATGCGGATTTAGGAGCGATTTTAGATGCCGCTTTACCAATAGCACGAGTCGCCACAAATTCAATCCCAGCATCAATTGCAGCGAATGACATGGCATATTCTTTTGCTTCTTCATTGGAATATACTCGATTACCCTTTTGGTCACGTTTGCCAATCAATTCAAGATACTTATTGCCGAACGACATTTTATACATTTCGTATGCCATATCAGCAGAGCCTAACCATTTAGCTCCAGTCAATGCAGCTGGTGCAGCAGCAGGACCACCACTAACTACACCGCCAGCAATACCGCCAATTATACCGCCTACAATAGCACCTGTACCGCCTTGTTTGCCCATCATATAGATTTGACTAGCAGTTGAACCCAATACCTCTTGTAATGGACTCCCACCATCTGGGCGCCTATAATTTTGCAAGTTATTTTGTAATCGATTAACTTCAGCCGTTAATTCGTTAATCTTTTGTGGATCAGACTCATAAGCTAAGGCAAAACCAACATCACCTAATTTCATTTGGTCATTCATCGCCCAAATACTTTGTTGCAAAGCATCAAACACACCTTTGGTATTTTTGATTGATTCGATATTATTTAATACTTGAATGCCTTCTGCTTGCGAACCATATTTTACTTTATAAAGTTCAGGAAACTCATCATAAATATCTTGTAAAACTTGGCCACGTTCTGCACGCCTAGATAAATAATCAGCACGTTCAAAGGCTCTATCATCGCCAAACATGACTGTATCTGCACCAATATTTAAAGTCTTAGCAATTCGCAAAGCTTCATTAGCACGTAATTGATCATTGTTATATAAAAATAATCGGTCTGTGTTACTAACAAAACTAGCAGGCAAAGCATTAGGTAAAGATTGTCCTAGTTGACCTATCGCTTGAAATGCATTACCTTGCTGCCCGAATGGAGAAATCGTTTCCGTCCCATCTGCATTTTTAATGCTAGTAGGAGTCTTGGCAATTGTAGATAATGCATCCGCTGTGCTTTTTGCAATATTTGATACAGTTTCTATTCCTGAACCAATAGCTTGCCCAACTGGTGTTAAACCACCTACTGGACTAGACTGTATGCCGGCATTAGCCGTAAAGGAACGTGGGCCTTGTCCGTATCCATGTATTAACGCTTGAAATTCCTCACGTTCTTTTTGATTAATATCAGCCATTTGTATATCTCCGTTGTAATGCATTATATTCTGATTCATAAATGTCTTGAGTAGAACCATCTTTATAGGTTACTCGGATATAATGATTGCCAATAGGTTCCGCATGAATAATCCCTGTAGCTTGGTTACTTGCACCACTAATTGTTGCGGAATAATCGTCTCCGTCACCAAAGAATGGTTTGCTTGTACTACGTAATGTACTTGTTGCGACTGCAGCATCGAAGATTTCATCTTTTTCCGCATCTGTAGGTGGTCTATGATGTTTAACCTTAAATTCCTCAATACGTCCGGCCATTTCTTGTTTAACACCATATTTAAAACTGCCTGCCAATGTTTTGTCTTCTGGCATAACTGTAGCAAGTTTATATTCATATGGAGTTAAATCAATATTACTAGCCTTTTTGTTGTTATCATCAATTTCAAGTAATGATGCATCAAGTTCATCATCCATGATTTTATTAGGCAATACACGTTCTGCATATGCTCGTGTTTGTTCGTAAGTGTGAGATTTAGCGTACTGCTTAATTCCCCATTTTTCTTGTGCCGTCATCTTCAAACTTTTTTCATAAATTCTATCTAGCTTCGGTCTTTCGCTAGCCATTTTACCGCTCCAATATTCTTGCTCTTCTGGAGTAGTTGCTCCTGCTAGTTGAACCTGTGCATATTGGAACGCACCACTTACATCACCATTTGCTATCTTTTGGTTTAAGATTGTTTGACCTGCTTGCAAGCGATCATTAATAGCAATTTTTCTAGTTTGTTCTTGCAATGTAAAATAATTTTTATACGCAGTCCTAGCTTCATCTTCTGCTTTCTTAATTTGGTCTTCGGAATACTTAGGGCTGCCGCCGCTAGACATTGGGGCATTTCTCATTAAGCCCTTATAATGTTCTGCGCTTGCCGTATAATATCCACCGGCTTTTAATTTATCAGCATATTCATCTATAGATTGTGCATTGATAGCATCATTAGGAATGATATATCCTTTCATCCAATCATCAACAAACTCTTCATCAGAATTGTACATTTTATAATAATTTGTACCACCATCAGTCTGTTTGTTTTCTTCACCATTTGGTTCAACCTGTGTTAAACCTGCGTAATTGTGATTTTCTCTAGCAAGCCTGCTTAATTCACCGCCAACTGTACCTTCTGCATATAATTGTCGATATGCGATTTCAGTATTAATGCCATATTTTTTATTAGCATAAACAGCCATATCCCATAACTGTTTGTTTTGACCAACTCCACCTTTAATGGCTTCTTCGTTTTCAGTTTCCATCTTGGCTCTAACATACATGGCAGCACTGCTCATTCCTGAGTTTAAATCATGCCCATACATCTGATACAACTTAGCATGTGTATTATCATCATTAACTAATTTATTAATGTTCATCTGACTGGACATTTTTTTATATGGCGTCAGCACATCTTCACTAACAACACCACTTAATGAAGTCAATAAATTTTCAACTTTCGTTGAATCATTTTCTGCCACGGATCTATCAAGTAAATACTTTCCTGTTTGGTCTGTATTAGCACGGATTTTTTCATTAATCTGCTCATCATCTAGTCCCAATTCCTTGCCAGTAGACCGATACAAATCCCCCATCAATGTAATTGTTTTCATTTGGTCAGCCATGTTGTCAGAACGAATAGCAGAATCACGAAGATTTGTAATTTGATTTTGCGTAGCTGTACTTAACGCCGTTTCATATTGACCTCTTGAATATTTGGATATGTTATTGTAATCAGTTGTCTTAGATGTTTCAACGGCTTTTATAAATGCATTAACAGCATCATTGGTTCTAAATTTATATTTACCCAAGATTTTACGTTGTATTTTATCAACACCAGCATTATAGTCAGGCAATATAGATTGAGCATTCATTCCTTTACGATTCATCAGCCCGTCTTTATCATCATTCAATAGTTGGTTAGTACTATTATTGAACTCATTAATAGCATTGGTTACATCGATGTAATCTTTTCGTTTGTCAATTTCCATCCATGTATTTGTTGCATCTTGTAAGGCTTTACTCATAGCATTTAAGCCACTTACATTACCACCATATGCCGTTTCATTACTAGAAGCCTGTGTGCTACCTTGAATTGTATTTAATTTTTGGGTTGGATCATAATTAACAAATTTCATATCCTACCTCATTTTATAATCACGCTTAACAGTCACTACCGGACCCCTATCTGTATACCCTACAGGGTCACCACCATATGTAGTCGTCATCTTGCCACCTGCGTATTGTTGTTTAATACCATACATAGATGATGCGGCACCAAGAATACTACTTACCATTGCCAAATTGCCTTGACGTCGTGCATTTTTAGCGGAAGCACGTGCGGCATTAGCTTCATTCTGATAGTTCATACCATTTAAATACTCATTATAAATGGCATTATTCTTATTCTGTTCCCAGTTGTATATGTCTTTGTTATACTCGTCATAACTGGATGCCATTAACTGTAATGGGGACCCAGCCATTTGCAATCCGCCTGCCCCTGCTTCTGCTGCATTCGTACCGGCTACAAGACGCATGCGATTATCCATCTTGTCCCGCTCTTGTAATTGTTGCATAGCAATTTGTTCTTGTTTGCGGTCAGATATTCGCTTATTAGCCTCAGCCGCTTGTGCTTGGGCTTTGTACATCGAAACTTGTGCTTTTGTTTGTTGATGTTGCGCAATCATCCCTATGCCGGTGCTGACTGCGGTTAAGATTGCCGCTGCGGGTAAGCACATATGAAGTCCTCCTTCTTAAGAGTGAATAATTCTAAATCGCCAACTTTTACAGTTGGATGAATAATGGCCCCAATCGATTCGAGCCATCGCTTTGTTTTAATGTTAGTTGTGTGAACGTAATTAAATAACCATTCCCTAGTCTCTAACCATTCAGCAATAACTTGATTGCTTAACTTGATAAAACGCATCTGCCACCGCATATCGTTTTCTAATACTTTATTGCCTAGAAAATAAATCCCATACATTCCGTTAACTGGTTCTTTTGCAATCCCATATACGCAAATAGCCACATCGTCTTCTAAAACGACATGGCTATCATAATCAGATTTACAAATCTCGGAACAGAAATCCTTAAAAGGGTATAAACGATTCACCTCTTGGACTTCTATGGCGTCTATTGCCCTTAGATTAACTTCTAGGTCCTGAATTAATTTATCTCGCCGTGTAGGCTCAATTTCGTTAATTTTATAGTCCCGGAACATCTCTTAGTCCTCCGCCAATTTCAACAATACGAGTTATCGATAATAAATTAAATGGAAATGGATCACTATGCTTAATACATATCGATGTATCGGTTGAATAATTTACCCCCATTTTAGGTAGAATTACAGGTTTATCTCCTGTGAATAACTTATCTGGTGGTAATGTAATATCATCCATTCTGTCAAATGTACGGCCAATTTTACCGCCAAATGATTTGTGCACCCTCAATACTACTCTTGATACTGTAGCAACACGACCTTGTAAAGTGCCGTCTTGCATTTGCATTTCCACTGATGGAACACGAATTTTAGAGGTAAATGGTAATCCGATTTTGATATTGCTACCACTGATATTTAATTGTAATAAGCCATCATCTGGTACAACCACATCTGGTTGTTGGGTATCATCGATTACCACTTGCACAGTTTGCCCACTCAAATGAGGAATGTTAATACTATCAATTGCATTACTTGACTTAAATTCGACATAGCAATCAAGAAATACATTTACATCATCAGAATACAGTGGCACCATACGCTCAATGCATTTCACCTTTTTGCCTTGTAATGTGCGCTCGACAAGTATATATAAAATATCCTGTTCTCCCTCAGACACGGATTCACAGTATAGGTATTTACCATTGGTCACGAAATGCGACCAGCCGTACACTTTTTGCTCTGGAATATAGGTTAAGCAATTAATCTCCCCATCATTTCTGATGTAATAAATAATGCTGTCCGGGTCCTGAGCGTATGCACTGGTTATAGTTAAATACCCTCTAACACGAGTCTTAACAAATAGCGTTAAATCTTGCCCTGTATAGTTATCGGACTCATAAGAGTAACCCATATCACGAACAGTGCCGCCACGTTCTTGAACGAATACACAGCGATTACCTATGAACTGTGGCTCACACGATAAGGCCCCTCGTTGGGTTTGTGTTTTTAGGTTACAGTTAGTAGGAGTAATAGTCTTATCACCACTTACAATCCATTCATTACCGCTTGTAAGAATGATTAGATCATTAGCTGGTACGAGATGACGAATCTCACACATCTTGCGATTAATAACCGGCAAGGTGATTGCACTATCATCTGTGATAGTGCCTTCCACCTTTTCGACACCGAAATTTGGATAATCGCCAGTCCGGCTCATCCAAATATAGTTAGGTTTTTTATTTGTAGCTGCTACTACAAATCGGTCTTGATAGAATGTACAAAGTTTAGGATAACCATTACCTCTATTCCAACTGCCTAATTTCCATTGGTAGCTAGGCTCACCCTCTTTAATACCATTCAGAACATTAACCTTTGCATTCTTAGCATCAGTTACGCTTTTAATCTCAACGATACCATATTGAGTGAACGGCATAATAGATAAGTCGCAATTCACAGAACCACTCTTAATATCCGATACATATTTAAGCCTTGCTCCAGCCTCTATCTTTCCTGTATCAGTAACATTGTAGTCATTCTTAGATGTGTACGTTCTGTAGTCTTTCCAAGTCTGTCCGTCGTTGTTAGAAATCTGTATTTTTACTGTTCCCTCCCACGTGCCATGAGTGGTGAATTTCCATGATAGTTCTGTATCGGTACTGTAGTTTTCAACATTATAATTGATGTTATTGTAGGTCTTTTCTATAAGTAGAGGTAATAAACCTCTATGCACTCTCTTTTCGACTACTTCGCCAGCTGATTTAGTGTGTACCGCCTCAACGTAATATGCAATCTGAATAACACTACCTACCATATCTTGTGTGAATAGGTCTTTTGTGGAAGTGATCGTATCGCCATTAACTGTCAATGTATGCCCATTGTCCGTGTTGATTTCATCATAAGGTTGTTCAGTTAGCTTATATGTACTCATTCTCCAGTCAGTATCACTATATCGTGATAGCGTTTGAATAGGGTACTTGCCACTACAGATGAACATTACATCACCTGATTGAATACAATTCAAATCAAACAATATATCGCTATCAAAAGGAGTTGCAAATTCAACCCCAGTATATACACCGTAATTCCATACACGTATGTATTTATCACCAAATTCTAGCATAAAAGAATTATTGGCATTTGTCGTAAATTCAAATAATCGTGTTGGCTTATCACTATATTTAACTTGCCCCACATATTGGCTACCTTGACGCTTAGCAACAGCCCCATACGGTCGAATAACCACATTTTCTGCTTCCAATAAAGCACTTTTGTATTGCTCCAAATCAAATCGACTCGATACATCCGGCGACACCTCGCCAGTTGTAAATGCTAATTGCGATATATAAAGAGGATTACTCATTACCAATCCCTCGCTTTCACATAGCTAGATATATATACTGTATCTTGTTTACGCTCTTTTGCGTTCATCCCTTTAGCCTCTTGAACTGCCGCTTGATACAATTTGTAAGCTTGGTCAAACAATCCTCTATCCCCAGTAAGCGGCATAGCTAATGCACTAGCCAATTTGCATTGCAACATATACAAGGATATCGAATCCCAAACGTCTAAATCTGTCACGTCATATATATAATCAATGAATGCTAGTGGCACATCGCTCACTATACATTTTTTGTTGTTTCCAATATTAAATATGTTGTATTCCGGTTGCGATTCCGCATGAAAGCGATCGCCTTGTGGAATAACCCCTAATATCCGAATACATTGTTCTGGATACGCATATACATAATTCCACCCATTAATTTTATGAGCAGACAAAACTAATCTTTCATTTTTGCGAGCAAAATTCCATTCAAATTGTCGCAATACCAACTGTCTAGTTGGGTCATATTGCATACGGCATTGGCGACCTTGCTCTGTTTCTTCTTCAAGTGAATAAAGCAATCCTGCGTTAATTAATGCAAGTGCTTGATTACAAATATCAGTAGGTGTCATATTTCCCCCTATATGGTAATAGAGGGATGCATAAGCACCCCTCATATTGTCACTTATTCTTCCGTAGTATCGGTTTTCTTTTTGTTTGTTTTCTTAGGCTTTTCATCTGGTGGATTTTCATTGCCTGTATTGTCACCTTCAGTATTTTCATCTGGTGGATTTTTGTCACCCGGTTCTGTTTCAGGAGGCTGAGTTTCAGTAGACGGTTCTTTGTCTTTAGCCTTAGATTTTGGGTTAAAGATTTTTGCTACTTCATCTTCGTTACCAGAGAAAAGCTGTTTGAAATAATCAGGCTCAAATTCTTTAATTTCTTCTTCAGAGAAATTAATAGTTTCACCTTCTTGAATTAATCCACGATTACCATGGTACATCATTACATTAGCTGTAAAAATCATAGTCTCACCTCTTATTTCAAATTCACACCATCTGTTAAGAATGATGTAATCGTAGCGGCAGTCATATTATTCGCATTGATACGAATAAACTTTTTAGCACCTGCAGGAAGTCGACCTTTGTATTCTGTGCCAGCTTTAGAGTTCTGTGGCAATGTAATTCCGGTTAGCAATACAGCATCAGCCATATTTTCTTTGTCAGAAGTGTAAACATTAAATAAAGGCGTACCCGTAACATCTTTATCTAAACGAATATACAACCATAAGGCAACGGCAGCATCGCCACCGTTCCCATTCATCACTACATCAGAATTTGTATTTGTAGTGATTTCTTTTTTCCAAAAGAATGTATTTTGAGTATCAATAATCATTGAATTATGTTCCTTTCTTTACGCAATAACACGAGATTCAGTGCTTAACAATGCATCAATTTTACGAACTGGCACACCGTTTGCACGAGTAACAAGTTTACCCATTTCCATATCTTCAGTGATAGTGGAACCATGTTTTGTGTTCTTTTGCAAACGTAAGAATGTACGCAATGTACGGTTCATATACCAAACTGGACGAACACCACCAAGATTAGGAATACGTTCTTCCGCTTCAATCATTAAGTTGATAAGATCTGCACCGGCTTTAGCATCATTTGTCAATTTCGTAACGTCGATGTTAGCAATACGAACGACATTTCTCCAGTCACGTACAGTTAAACCAACATCATGTTTAAAGTGTGTACGATATGCCTCGAACATGGAGCCATCTTCTTTAGTAACAGTAACAACACCTTTATCTTCTTGGTGCAAGCCTGCTGCAGAACCTTCAGGATAAATGCCATGAACAGACAAAGGACCCCAACCAACAAGCCAAATAGATGCCAAGTTACCTGTGCCACCTGCATCAAGAATATTTTCTGCACTTGCTGCCTTCTTAATATCAAGAGTATTGAACCGAGGAGCCAAGCCAATAAATTTTTCTGGCGTATTTTCATCGCCATAGAAGATTGTACGACATAATTCCTGCCCCATGGATTCAACGAATGCTTTATCTTCAGTTGCACGGAAGGATGCTTTATCTTTGGATTTATCAACAAGCGCTTTATCAGTTTGCGAATATGCTTCAAGCATACCGCAATTGTCGGTAATTTGACGTGTGGAGGATTTAGACGCTTGAACACCGCCATATAATTTACGCCATGTAACATCTGGCAAACCAGTACGTACAGTCGTTACAAAGCTAGACCCTTGGTTACATTCGACCATCGTCATATCTTGAATGATTTCAGTAGATTGGTCCAATTGCTCAATAATTTGAGCGACATTACCATTAGGATCCATTCGTTTTTGCAAATCTAAAAGTGTTAAATTTTGAGTTCCAATTGTAGCCATTAATTATTTACCTCATTTCTTAATACATAGATGGATACATTTTTCGTTTTGCTGCTTCTTCATCAGAATTTTGACCGGTTCCAGCTTGTCTTGTACCTTTACCCGGGTCTTCCTGAACCATTTCACCAACGGCCGCAAATACTTTAATCATGTTGATATTGTTGTCGATGTGACTATCAACAAGTAATTGACGTAATTCCGGTACCGCTTTAGTTAGTGCTTCGATGCCTTTGCCTGCGAGGGCTACAGTTTCATCGAATTTACCGCCTAATTCCTTTTTGGCGTGTTCATAATCCGCTTGTTGTTTTTCAATGATCGCTTGCTCTTGCTGCTCTTGATAAGCAGTCAAGATATTTTGTGCATACTGACTGCCAAATTTAGCTAATTCAACAGCCTGTTCCTGTGTTGCACCAACTTGGTTAAGTAACTTACTAAAGTCTGCAGATACAGTTTCATCAAGTTCAGTTCCTTCAGGGAACACGGATTTGAAATCATAAACTGTTAGTTCAGCAGGTGGCGTATTATCACCGCCTAGTACAGATGTATTACTACCTTCACCATCTGGTTTAGCAGGTGGTTCAGTAGGTGGCGTAGGATTATTTTGGTCCGGATTCGCGCCCGGTTCATTGCCAGTCATGTTATTGTTAGCACCCATATTGTCATCAGCCATTTTGTTTCTCCTTATCGACTAAATTATTAAAATATTCTTGTTGCCCGATATATTCGAGCTGCGCTTGGTGGTATTGTTTAACTCCATCAATGCCTAATTTGTTTAGGTCCCCATGGAATAACAGCCCTACCTTGCGCTTTCCTTCGTTGAAATATGTTTCACTGTTGCCAGTAAACGATCCCTTTAATATGCCCGAGCGATCCATCAGGCGACAAAAAAACCACCTACCTAGCTCTGTGCTAAGTACGTGGTTGAGAGCTTGCATATCTCGCTCTTGCATATAATCTTTAATTGTTTTCTTCATCTAGACACCGTCCATTCCTAGCCACTGCTGTAACGCAGGATTGCCATCATTGGCGGCATCTGTTGCTTGCTTGGCCGCACTAGCCATTTGAGGTGCTAGTTGAGCCGCTTGCATTAATTGCATTTGCTGCTCCTGTTCAGCCTGTGCCTGTGCTTGTTGTGCTAAGATTTCTTGATATTCATCATCAGAACGAATAATCTTAGCCGGAACACCGAGATTTACACCGTATGTATTGGCCGCTTCCTCAAAGTTGAACTTGTTGACGATATTAGGATTAGCTTGTGCCAAAGACATAATAAACGCAAAATACTGTTCGATATTTACCAATGAACTCATCTTTTGCGCTTGGGCAAGTGGTGAGATATATTCAATCTTCACTTCTTGACCGTTTAATTGGTCTAAGAGTTCCTCATCATCAACAGGTGGAAATACACCGGCACGATCTAGTACCGAATACACACGTTCAATGATTGGATTTAAGAATTCAGATAGCAACCGTTCAACAACAGGACCTAATTGCTGTAATTTTTCTTGAGTGCGTTCCATAACTTCACGAGCCGTCATCTGACCCTTGTCGATTTGGTCTAACATCAAGAATAAATCCGCACTATAGGCTCTCTTGATTGAATCCTCTGTTACTGCAATCTTATTTTGAATATCCTGTAAATTAGACTGTACTGCAAACATCGGTTCAACTTTATGTTGCCCCTCAATCTCTGTAATGCCACCCGGATACAAGTTAACCGTACTGATAACATCAGATGGTGCTTGCATAGGAGGCTTAACACCCAATTCAACGGCTGTTAGATAATCAAACTCCAATTTCTGTAGCATTTGTGAATCTGGTTGAGCAAACCATGCGGCACCCTTACCGTAACCATTCAAGTCCATCGACGTATGCCGAGCGATTGGAATTGGCCATTCCTCAAAACCGCCATGATATAACACTTCATCACTATTGCTGCCTTCAACCCAATAAATGGACGAGTATGGCATATTGCGACGTCCTAACTTATCCTTACGGTCTTTGTTAGGCTCAACAAACCAATTGACTATGAATGATTGTTGCAAGCTATTTCCGTTATCGTAAATATTCTTTATGTTATCCGGACAATTTTCATACCCGAACTGTTCGACAATCTGATCAACTGTCATTTTGTATTTACGGCCAAAAATATTTACGATTTCCTTGCTGTTAGTGCTAATAGCATAGGTACCTATCGGATACGATGTGAAACGAACACCAGATTCACTATCAGCAAATATTCCCATAGGAGCCTGTCCCATGGTTAGTTCCATGTAAACTTGGTGAACTACGCTGTAGAAATTAGATTTAGCAAGAACCGCATACAAGATTTCCTCTCGTTCATCCAATAATTCAGCGACTTGGCTATTAGCTGCTACATCGATATTCTCCATGGTTAGCTTAAACCATTTACGGCTTGGTGGAGTAAGTCCGCTCATAACACCACTGGCAAATATTTGGCAACTTTCCCAAGCTACAGGGTTTAGGATTTTACCATTGTAAGGTTCAGATTGGTCTTCTTCACCATCAAATTGACCAATAAACGGCAACTGATAGTCACGCAACTGCTTCCACTTATTTACATATCGTTGCTGCGCATTAAATAGCTGAGAGAATTTCTTTCTCAACTTCGTATAATCACGCCTAACAGGCTTAACGCCCTCCGTAGGTTGTCTAGCCAGTAAAGATTCCATTTCCGCCATGCTATCCCCCTAAAATTGATTTCTGGCCGCCCACAGTCGGACCTAAGATAGTAGATTCAAAGCCACGTTTGAATTTGCGTTTAGTTTCTGCCATTTCCTCACCAGTCTGATTACTCATATTCGTTTGAACAGTTGGAGCTGGAGCAGGTGGTGTATAGTTAGCAGATGCACTCTTCATACACATCTTTATCCCTCACTTTCTACAATTAAAAAGGATTGTAACTCGTATTAGCTACAATCCTATTGCCTGTTTCGCTTTTTTTAACGACCCGCGCAGCAAAGGTCAAGGCAAGAGCATCACCTTTATTAGGAGATGGTAACCCTCGGTCTTTCATATCTTTTTTGCTTTCAAGCTGAATATGACCATTCTTATCAATGATCGCTTCAGGCCCTACGATATCATCGTATAAGGCTTGGTCATTAGGTGGAATCGAACCGCCCTCACGAAGCCATTCTTTCATCTGTCCCCACATATACGCCCTCATATTGAGGTATACAGGGTCATTACTCTTACCGCCAAACTCAATCAATCGCCATTTACGCCCTAATTGCTTACCGATAGAATATATCCCTGTACCATATCCCATATCGATGAATACGGCATCAGCTTTATATTCATCCTCGAACTGAGCAATCAGTTGAGCCATGCGCCAGTCATCGTCATTCTTGGGAATAGATGCGAGTGGCTTCATATAATAGCCTTGCCGCATGACTATTTCTAAGGAGTCTGAACCAGTCCACGCAGGATCCACACCAATGATTACCGGTAGATGTTCAAATTGTCCCGGCTTATAGACTTGCTTTTGCGCCTTATCCGCAATTTCCGTAGAGATAAACTGCAAATCTGATGCGGAAGGGAACACACCACGCACACGTACTTTGAAGAAGTCGGAATCCTCACCATAAGCCTCTAACCATTCTTCAATCTTAGCTTTGTTAGATATCTTAACAGTCCTGCTATCAATCTGATATGTATTCCAGAACTTTCTATATTTTCTAAAACATTCACGGAATCGACCGCTATTACGAGTAGGGTTACCAAATGCACACCAAATAATTTCAGTGTTAGCATCCGTAAGAGCCCCTTCAGTTACTTCCCAAATCACATCATCAATTGCCGAAGCTTCATCAAACAGAACTAATATCCGATTTCCTTGATTGTGAAGACCTGCGAATGATTCAGGGGAATTCTTACTCCAAGGGATGGCATCAATACGCCATGTCTTTTCATAGTCTTTATCGCTACTGAATATAGCCGTAGCGGTGTATGTAAATAGATCTTTGGCAATAAACATGTTATGCCACTTGCTAAGCTCTGGCCATGTCTTAGTTCTGAGCTGACCTTCTGTATTAGCCGTAACTACGCCACGAGTATTCTCATGAGTAGATATTGCAAAATGAATAAGCCATGATATCAGTGCTGATTTGCCGATACCATGGCCAGATGCTACCGCCTCTTGAATAGCGGTTTGTAGGTCTTTGCCCTTCTTTAATTGTTCACCGATGTCTTTTAAGATTTGAATTTGCCATTCATCAGGACCTTCCATATTCTCCAATGGGGTTCCCGGTTCTCCCCAAGGATAGGCAAAATATACAAACGCTAACGGATCATGTGTAAGAGCGCCTAACGCCTCTATTAACTCATCATGTTTTTCCATTAGCTTTCTCCCGTGCAGCTTTCAATTTATCCATAGCAGATACAGTAAGCTCACCTTTGACATCGATATTTTTAGTATCCCTCCATTTTTCAGGATTACGATTTTTCAACCAGAATATTTGAGCCGTAACATCTGGAGGCTGTTGTTTCTTTACAACTTTAACAAGCTTTCCATTCTCATATGTTTTCTCTTCATATTCGTAACCTATGGCACGTTTATGCAATGCATTTTCAACTTCAAGGTCAATAACTTCCTTCCCTCTTTTAAGGGACTGCAGAAACTGCGGCGAACTCTTTTTCCAGTCATATAAAGTTCTAATCGAAATCCCTATATTTTTTGCTATTTGCTCATCAGTAAGGCCATCACGAGCCCAACCTTCTGCACGCAATAAATTATCTGGGTCAGTTAGCCAGTTTTTTCTATTTACTCGCAATGGATCATCACCTCACTTCAATGTATTACCGCCCTTGCGAATCATCTTCCCATTTTTCCTTACACATAATCCGCATGAATTTCTACTAGCACTTGAATGCGTAATATAGGATTGACATAGGCCATCATAGAATATTTCATTGGCCGTGCATATTCCATTTTTATTATTCAAGCATTTGTGCTTGATGCAGTGTATTTGTGTCATAATTTTCTGTAACAAAAAAGGCACATCAATTAAGATGCGCCTTTTTGCGTTTGGTACTCTAAATGCTTAGGAGATGAACTCATGTTCTTCCACTTACAATATATCATAGATATAGGGGGCTTAAAAGGTCGGAATTAGCCGATTTAAGCCGATTTAAAGCGGAGTTTATAACCTAATTCAAGAAGAGCCAAATTCTTATATTCTTTTCCTTGAGATTCACCATAACCAACAAATGCGTAAGCCCCTTTAGCAGACATACCATTGATATATTGTTGCATGAGGATAATAGAACCAACTGTATTGGTTAGTGAATCAATCATATGACAAGCATCATCACGTTTGGTAAGTAGTTCATGGATTTGACGTTTGTACCTCATTTCCATATCAAGTAACCGGTTAATATCATCTTCAATACCTGATGGTTCACCCCCATCTACTCGTTCTTTACCATAATTTACGGCCCGTAATGACGTGATATCGTTTTTAATGCGTTGGATATTACGCTTTAACGATTTAATCCGTAATGCTGCTTTACTTGCCTCATGCAGATACTCATATGCAAGTTCACGATATTCTTTTTTACTAAGTTCTACCATAGGACCACCACACAAACAATATTTAAAACAAACAAAATACTACATATTACCATATACCGTATTTGTGATCTAATAATTTTCTGCAATTGCATCCGATATGCATCAAAAACCATAAAATGTTTTAATGCGGCGGCTTCACGATAAGAATAATAGGACATTTTAAAAATAACCACAAGGTAAATCACCAGTAGAATGTTTATAACAACTATTTCATTCATGGGTATCACCTTCTAGTTTTGCATATTTCCAAATGCACGTGTCATCGGCACTATCAACACTCCATGATGTGCATCCACACAACCAAGTTTTCACAACTCCATTTGTATATCGTGCAAAATATCTTGGTTTCCAAGCCACCTTATCTTGGCTAACTAATACAGGTGTATCAACTGGTACTTCCGACCAATCAATAAAACCTAATTCTCTTGCAATATTTAAAACCTCGTTTCCCTTCATTTTAGGAAATATACTTTTTAAACAATTAGCATATTCAAATTTATTACAACTGTAAATATTTATATAACCTGATTCCATATCCACCATAGGCATTCCATTGGTTAAATATAACTCTCCATTATACCGACATGCACAATATCTCCACCCATCATCATATAGTTTTTGCAATAGCCATTTCTTTCCCTGTTCATCACTAATCATAATTTTCTACCTCTCTATAAGTCGTTTCGAATTCATTTACCTCATGAACTTTAATTTTACCTTTATGATCTTTAACAATATAATTACCTTTAAAACATTCGATTCTTCCATCATCTGTTATGATTTCTAATGATGCGTTTTCATACCAATCAATACCAATTACATCACCAACAAAATCGACTATTTCCATAACGTTAGTGCCGTTATATTGCACAGCTTGAATTTCATTAACCCTTTTCTCATATCGTCTAAACATTTTCTATCCACTCACCTCTTATGATAGGACGGATATTTCACCGCCCATATCCTTTACTTAATCAACACATGTATTAATGACACTACACACACAATTACAATTAAACCACTAATGGACATATACAACTTCAGGTCATCCATTTTTTCTTCCGTTTCTCTAACATATCGTTGATGCTCCATTATCTTTTTAGCTATCTCTACTTCATAGCTAATTCGCATCATTGCTAATTCAACTTCTAATTGTTTTTAGTATACTTCTGTTTCATCATTCACCTTTAATACACACATTTTTAGTTTTGTAGTACACATCAACATATGTTTCATTGCGATCACCATTATGTGTTACTTCGATAAATTCTTCGATAGTCCGACCACTAATAAGGACCTTCCAATTCTGCAAGGTTTTACAAAACCAAACAATGAACATATCTTCTGGTTCAACAGTTTGATAGCCTAAATTTTCAATTAATACTTTACGAGCTGCTTCAATTGCTTTTGTTTGTAATTCGTACATATTTTTAGTCTCCTTTAAAAAATACTAACCATACTGTTTTACCTCTGCGTTGGCCAAATATTTGCTCACTAGGAAGTAACCCTTTAACCATAGGCAATGTTATTTGTTCTTCATTCCATTTAAATATCATCGTTCCATTTGGTTTTAGTACTCGCCAACACTCAAATAACCCTTGTTTAATATCCTCTTGCCATGTTTGTTCTAATCGACCATATTTCAATGCCAAGAATGATTTATCACCTACTTTTAATAAATGTGGTGGATCAAACACTACTAAGTGAAAGCTCTCATCTTCAAAAGGCATCTTGCGGAAATCTGCAACAATATCAGGTTTTACAATTAACTTTCTACCGTCACAAAGAGTTGTATTTTCTGTTCTGTTATCCATGTAAACAGTATCTTTGTATTCCCGATTGAACCAAAACATTTTACTACCACAACACGCATCCAATATCTTCACTAGCATTCCTTTATTAAATCCTATTTAACGCCTTCCATTCACTCAATGTAAAAGTGGAAATACTATGTTTCTTAGCAAATTCAAATTCGCCATTACAACCTCGGCTAGACTCCCACTCTGGACACAATACTAAAATGTCACAATGTCCAAGCAGGCTTAAACAGATATCTAAGCCTTTCTGATACTCAGGACCAGTTAGATATACATACCCAAAGTTATGAATCGGGGAAATATAGTCATGACTCGTATCATTTAAAACCAAATCTCCCATGATCATATCAATCTTTTTACGATTGCTTTCCTTTCCTCCAAACGGATGAGCAACATAAACTAATTTTTTCTTCATAGCATCAACCTTTCAACGTTTCAATATGTACCCAAATCCCTGTTACTGGATTCCAATACTTTTCTGTAATTTCACTACAGACTTGAGCATCATCATTCCAGTAATTCAACTTGGTCATACAGTCCTTAAATAACTTAATGAGATTATCTGTATCTGGTCGAGTAGTTTTCCAATGTGGCGTTTTACAATTCGTTTTACCGAAACACCATTTGGTAACCAATCGAATAGGTCCCTCTAATGGTTCATTAGGAACATGATCAGCTAAACCATCTAAGAATATTTGTTTAGCCTGTTTCAATTTATCGGATTCATAAAAGATAGGCTTACCATGTTGTGTATTCACCTGCTTAGTTTGATGTGTAACAGTAGGAACCTTTTTAAGAGGAATGAAAAATTCAATAATCAATAACCAATCCCCCTTTATTGAGAATTTAATTGTTAATAACCAAAACAATTTTTAAACCCCTTTTGTAATGTAGGGTTCAACCTAAGGGGAAGAGGTAAGAAAAGGATGATTTTAGAAATCCTTTTCCTTACCCCCTTAGCTTGAATCCACCTTACATTGGGACACAAACAATAACAACATACCTATATATATATATAAGGTGTGTTGTTACTATTGTTAACCTATTGTCAATATACATATGTTAACAATCTTCGACCTTAAACAACTCACCTTTATCGATATTAAAAATGGGGGTTTCCCTTAAATATCGACGAACGGTCATTTCACTAACTTCCATAATTTCAGCAACACGTTTAATATCCGCTTTGCCGTTAAATCCATTTTCAGCAGCGGCAATATTAAAAGCATCTACTAATTGCTCTTTTTTCTTTTCCTTAACGGCCTGCTTGCGTTTATTCATCTTGTCTAATCCCTTAGACTGCGGACTATCAAATTGAGCCATTGCAAGGAACCCGTTTGTATCCACCTTGTGAATGGGGTATTCAAACCATAAGTCCACCGGTTTAAACTTAGGATATTCTCGGAGTGTTCCTTCCATTCGCCATGCAGTACATTGGCTAGTATCAATAGGAGCATCTTGGAGTTTATCCTCGTTCATGTTCTCGAGTTCAAGTTCTAGTAAGTCAAGTAATGCATCTGGATCACGAGCGAATACACCGGAACCGGATGCACGGTCCATAGACCGTTTACCAGTTTGGCTGCCTTTTGAATGGTGATGACAATAAATAACTGCGCATTTAAGTTCAGTACATACCTTGTCAAACTGATTACAGAAATTTGCCATTTGATCAGCACTATTTTCGTCACCTGTAATAACCTTATAGATAGGGTCAATAATGATAGCTTTGTAGTTACGTTTTTGAGCTCTGCGGATAAGTTTAGGAGCCAACTGGTCCATTGGTAATGACTTACCACGTAAATTCCATATGGATATATTCCCAATGTTTGTTGGTTGCTGCTCAAGGGCCTCGTACACATCTTTAAATCGATGCAAACAGGATGCCCTATCAAGTTCCAAATTGACGTATAGGACCTTACCTTGTGTACAGTCAAATCCAAACCATGGTTTACCTTCAGCAATGGAAATGCATAATTGAATTAACGCAAATGATTTACCTGCTTTAGATGGTCCGGCGATGAGCATTTTATGTCCTTCACGGAGAATCCCTTCAATCAATGGGGGCGCTAGGTCTGGCATGTTATCCCATAATGCATCAAGTTCTTCTGGTTCCGGTAAATCATCATTAACGGATGCGATCCATTCTTCCCATTCCTTATAGTTTTCCTTACCAATGTTGGTTGCCATAAGAAATTGTGGTTTACCATCACGCATAACGCCCGGCATCCTTGATAATCGGCTAGGATTACGATTCTTTTTATCCGGCTTGAAACCATTCTTTTGAGCAATAGAATATATAAAGTCAACACGTTTTCTGTATTCCTCATAGGAGTAAGCATCAACTTTAACGATGGCATGAATGGATTTACCACCACTAAATACCATGGCTGCAATTGGTAATTCTAATTGTTCAAGAATAGCTTTTTGCTTTCCGAGCGACATATTGTCAGATTCCAAGAGCATATACCGAAATGCAGTTACATTATCATTTTTAACACCTTTACCATCAATTGGATTAAACCGAATCCATGCGCCCATTTCTTTGTTAAAGCTGCCAAACACATTTTCTAATTGTGTCGTACCGTTAATACCATCTATGATTTGTTGTACCGTGCGGCTATAATTTCCCATCGTAGGGGACTGTTTACCATCTGGTAAGGCAAATGTATTAACTACATATCCAACATACTCCTCTGGCTCAAATAACGTGGTCAAATATGTAACAATATCTTGTTTACGTTGCTCTAAAGGATATGATTTAGGAATATGAACATCAGATTCTTCAATCCAGTTCTTATCAACAACTTGATATTGTTCTGGAGTTGTGGCCAATACCATGGAATCAAAACTTAATGCTTCATTATTTTCAAACTTATGTTTAGATGTCCATCCATTTTCTTTTGCCATTTGAGTGATCGTGGCGCCGGTAACAAGTTTTCCAGTATATCGACCAAATGATTCCCATTTAGCAGCACATTCACCATCATGGAATCGCTCTCCATCATCTGCAGACCATTCCTCCCACACGAACATAGGATAGCCTTCTTGATGAAGTGCAAGGCCTACGTTTAGCCATTCCTCATAGGAGCATTGGGCAGGGTCTATATATTCGAGTAGTTCTCGTAAATCAATTTTGCTTTCCATGTTTACTCCTTACCATTGAGGAACGAATTCTTCTACAGGTGGCTTGTATGTAGCAGGTACTACACCTTTAGGAATGCGCCAACCACTAGCACTAATACGACTAATCATCTTAGAGGCTTGGTTATTGCTCCATGTTCCGACATTTTTAAATCCTTTGTTTTCAAGGAATCTAATTTGTTTAGGGGTAGACAAGCCTTCTTCACGACGTTTTTGTAATCTATCAATGAGTATAGATGCCTTGCCAGCGTCTTCAATGTTGTCACCATTGATACCAAATTGCTCAAGAGTTTTCTTTTGGCTATCCGTAATAGATGTCATTTGCCAACCAAAAGCTGGTACATAATGTGTAAGGTCTTCGGCTTGAATAGAAAATTCGAATTGTAATGGATCAACAAGTTGCGCTTTTTTCTTGCGCATAGCAGCAAGTTCTTTTGCAAGTGCCTCTTCACGTTGAGCCAATACATCAGATTCTGCATCCCTTTCGCATTCTTCAAGGTCCATTCCTTTTTCTTCAAGAATTTCCGTCATGCGTTTTGCCACATCATCTGACTTAGCGATTAAATGAGCAGGCCTACATAATTCGTGACGTTCTACATGCCATAGAAAATCTAAAATTAATAGATGATCTTTACCCGGCGAAAGCCGTGTGCCACGTCCTATCATTTGACAATACAAGGCACGAGACCGAGTAGGACGTAATACAATAACACAATCAACGCTTGGACAATCCCATCCTTCCGTGAGCAACATTGAATTACAAAGTACATTATATTTACCTTCAGCAAATGCTTGTGTAATTTCTGTGCGGTCTTGGCTTTTACCGTTTACTTCTGCTGCTTTAAATCCTCGTTCATTAAGAATTTCACAAAATCGTTGACTGGTAGCAATTAAAGGTAAGAACACAACGATTTTTCTATCTCTATATTCCATTAATTTATTGGCTATTTCCTCTAAGTAAGGCTCTAATACCCTACCGATATCTCCCACAGCAAAATCACCAGTTGAAATCTTAACCGATGAGATATCTAATGTGAGCGGTAATGTTTGCACCTTAATCTTAGACAAGAATCCCTCTTGAATAGCTTTAGGTAGTGTATATTCAAATGCTAAGCTTTCAAATACACGTCCTAAATTTTTCATATCCGAGCGATCTGGTGTAGCCGTTACGCCTAAGACTTTTGCTTGGTCAAAGTAATTTAATATAGCTTGGTAACTGCTAGATACAGCATGATGTGCTTCGTCAATGATAATGACATCAAAGTACGTTTTACTGAACATTGACAATCGTTTGTCTTTGCATAAAGTTTGGACAGAACCTACTATGATACGGTCCCATTGTCCAATACATGTATGTTCAGCCTTTTCCATTGCTGTTGTAAGCCCTGACGCACTCATAATTTTGTCAGAAGCTTGCTGCAATAGTTCTTCACGATGCGCAAGGATAAGAACACGCTTACCCCTGCGAACCGCTTCTTCAGCAACTTTGGCAAAACAAATTGTTTTACCTGTACCAGTCGGAAGAACCAACAATGTTTTATTAACCGTTTCCCATTCATGCCATATCGAGTCTACAGCTTGTTGTTGATACGGTCTAAGTTCCATTAGAATGCACCGTATCCATTGGTTTGAGCATTAGGACTTGCAAAACATTTTTTTATTTCGTTACGAGTACCATTATTACCGTCATTTTTAACATAGCCTTGTTGTGATAATTCGCACATAGCAGATTTGCCAATTAATTGTTCAGGGTCAGGATTGTAGTTTTCACCTTTCTTAGCAAGACCTACGGCCATAAATAATTCTGTAACTTTCCAAATGGTTGACTTTGTGTAAAACAAATTGTGAATTAATTTTGTTTTCCCTTGATCACCACCATCTACTTCGAGGGTAATTTGAGCTTGTGGACAAGATGGCAGCTTGCTACCTTCTTTTGGTTCATAGAATTTCTTTTCTACATTAGTAATTACAAATGGATAAGAACCAGCTTCAAGTAACGTATATTCACGTTCTTCCGCTAAAATAGGTTGGTCAAATGAATATACTTCTTCTGCTTTACCGAATGTTTCAAAATTGCTTTGTGTTGTCATAATAATTAATTTCCTTTCTTAATTGCTTCAACAATATTTGGCCAGAATGGGATAATCCATCCATTAACGAATTCTGGATCATAATTTTCAAATGGTGTACCAGCTGGATA